AATGGGAGTGAGTATTGATTTATACAGTTATGATTATGAAGCGCTTGTGGAAGGCATTCAAAGCTATACAAAAGCGGAAAATACGGAAGTTATAAGAAAAATACTTCTAATAGGCGGAAATGTCGTAGGTGATAAATATATCATTTTAAACAATGAACTCTGGGAAGATAACAGTTCATATTACAACGTTCCGAACGCTTTAGAGCGTTTGTATAAAGTTGATGATGTCTTTGGAAAAATCTTCTGTACTTTTGATGATAGGTTCGGTAGAGAGACGCTAATTAATGGTTGTGATACCCCAGAAGAAATATTAGAAGAGGTGATGGAATGACGACATTTAAACCGAGAAACATCCTAAGTTGGCGCAGTGGATTGCCTTACGATAATACGAGATTTTCAATAGGTAGACCTCCAGCAGGCGGACAACATAGTGATGAATGGTATAACGGAGAAATGAATGTAAATGTAATCAGCATTGAATATATACTGCCTAATCCAATCACGGAAAGCACAGGAAACTATATTATCAAGTTGGAAGATGATAGGAGAATTGTTATCTCCGAAGAAATTCCGTCTTTTATTGAGGAGGTGGCGGAATGAAACAAGGGCAATGGATGTTAAACGGTAGTTACGGCGGGCGATGGGAATCAATCACATATTTTGATACAAAAGATGAGGCTATCGAGCATGGTATCAACTTGTTAAAAAAGTATAATCACAACACGCATGACGAAAAAACTCGCAATCAAGTGATGAATGATTTAACTATATATTCATATTACAATGAACTGATTTATACTTTTTTTGTTGGTGAAATTGGGGAAATAGCGTTTCCAGACGAAACCGACAGTCTGCTAGAGAACATAGCAGAGCGAGTATATGAAGTGGCTGGGGAGTATTCTGAGGGCTATTTGGACGATGTAACAGAAGAACACAGAGAAGAATTACAGAGTTTTATCTACAGGCGGGGGAAACAGCGTGGTTATTTACCTGAGTGCTTCCTAATAAGGGAAATAGAAGAGATTGATATAAGAAATTTTGAAGAGGTGTCGGAATGAGAATGTTTAAAGCAACTATTTATTATGTTGATGAGGAGTCGACAATTCGTGATGAATCAGATTTTAAAGACCACCTAGAATACATGTTTGAGCGATCGTATGGCATTACACACTTTGAAGACATAGACAAATCGAACGAATTCGAATGGGACGACGATATTGATATAAATTCTACGAAGGCTGGCAAGGAGACATACGAAAAATACTTTGATAAGAAGGTGTCGGAATGAACGAACAAGAAGCGAAAGCGATTGTGTTGGAGTGGTTGAAAGAACAGACAGGTAAAGCAGCCAGCCCATTAATTACTATAAACTATTTTGAAAACGACTTTTTTTCTTATGATTTACCTGGTGAGGTAGTACAGGCATACGATTCAATCAGCCGCCATACTGAATACGAACTTCTAGCCGAATTTGCAGCGTGGGGATTGAATGAGGGTGCAGCGAATGAGCAGTGAACCTTTAGGTAAGAAGACAATTACGGTAAATTTCTATAAACCCTCTGGAAAATGGTATGCAGGAGGGACAGCAGTAGTAAGTACCTATATCTTTGATGAAGAGGCATTCTTAGAGGAGATAGGAAAGACAAATACTTGTTTCAAGTGGGATTGGCGTAACAGTAGTTTTGACTTGGTCACTAATTATGAAAGTGACGACCCAGAAGATAGGTACTTCTGTAATTATTTATGGAAACTAGCGAAGGAGTGGGATTAAGTTGAGCAGTGAACTAGTGAAGAAGTTGGATGCGGAATGGCATAAATGGGACGACAGTACAAACAACAATTAAAACAGACAGTTTAGAAGTTTTTAGAAATAAACAAACAGGCACTATAGTAAGGGTTGAATACAATTTTTTTGATGAAAGTTCTCGACGAATATATGTCATTGATATATCCGAGATAGCTTACATCACATCTGAGCTGGTATCATGACAAATTATCACATCACCATTTCCGCTTATGAAAATATCATAAAACAAACGCTTATTGAATTTATAAAAAATGATGAAACAGATTTTAGTATTGTTGCAGAGGAGGTTGAATAACAATGACAAAACAAATCATCATCAACGAAGCTAACAGTTTACTTCACAGAAAAAGCAAAGAACTAAGTAAATCAATCATCAAAACGCCTAAAGATCTCGAACGTTTCGCGGTTGGACTGGATAAATTATCACAAGACATGTGGGATTATAAAAATGAAGTGGAGGGATTAAAATGAGTATTCAACCGGGCGATAAAGTAGAAGTGCAGGATAGGGCAGGAGTGACTGATTTATGTGTTGATGGAGAACAGTTTTATGTTCTCATTAACAATGATGGGTTGCTAACTGTGCAAGATACTGACGGTTTTTCATCTTTTAATATTCCGTGTAGACAAGTGAAGAAAGTGAAAGAAGAGAGTCAGCTAATAAGTGAACTTTACAAAGAAGCTTATGATGTTGAATTCCGCTTGTATTTTGCTAATGTTTCAGATGCTACTAATTTTGTGTCAAAAGTTGAAAAACCTAAATTTGAACAGTCAATGGATGTGAAATGGTTTTCGGCAACAAACGGAAAAATAACTGCTACTGCATTTTTAAAAAAGGAGGACTAAAATATGACAACACTTTATTCCATTCAAGAAAAGTATCAACAGTTATTAAATTTAGCTGAGCAATTAGATCCAGAGACATTAAAAGATACCCTTGAAAGCATAGACGATGAATTAGAAACAAAAGCAGAAAATGTTTCGTTTATTATCAAAGAGCTAGAAGGACAATCACTTGTTTTAGATGTAGAAATTAAACGTTTATCAGAACGAAAAAACACGATTAACAATAATGTGAAGCGACTGAAACAATCACTACATGATGCTATGCTAGTTGCTAATAAGCAAAAAATAAAAACGAATCTATTTACATTAGATATTCGGAAAAACCCTCACAGTGTACTTGTAGAAGATGAGAGGAAGTTAATTAATTATTTAGTTGAACAACCTAAGAAGCTGGATAAGGCTAAGTTAAAAGATGATTTGAAAAAAGGCATTGATGTACCAGGAGCCGTTTTGGTTCAAACGGAAAGACTACAAATAAAATAATAAGTAAGGAGGAATTTCATTGGAATTTATTCAATCAGAAAAAATGAAAAGGTCGGAGTATTTCAATATTATGATTTATGCAAAACCGGGCGCTGGAAAGACAACGACAGTTAAGTATTTAAAAGGGAAAACTTTAATGTTGGATTGTGATGGTACATCAAAAGTATTAAGCGGATTACCTAATATCACGATTGCGACATTAGACCCTCGAAATCCCGTACAAGATATGGCTGATTTTTATGGATATGCGAAGGCACATGCAGAGGAATATGACAATGTAGTAATTGATAATTTAAGCCATTATCAAAAATTATGGCTAATGTTTAATGGGAGAAATACAAAGTCAGGTCAACCAGAACTGCAACACTATGGAATATTTGACACACATTTAATAGATTTGATATCCGTGTTTAATAATTTACCAAACACAAATATAGTATATACCGCTTGGGAAAACACACGACAAATACAGATGGAAAGCGGACAGCTTTATAACCAATTTTTACCAGATATTAGAGAAAAGGTAGTTAATCATATTATGGGTATTGTTCCTGTAGTTGCAAGATTAATAAGAAATCCTGAGACAGGTCAGAGAGGCTTCTTACTCACAGAAAATAATGGTAATTTTGCAAAAAATCAGTTAGATAACAGAGAGTTTGCTTTGCAAGAAGACCTATTCAAAATCGGTGATGTTGATGCTGAAGCTTAGAGATTATCAAATCGATACAATCAACGAAGTAAGGGAGGCTTTTATTAGAGGGTGTAAACGTCCGTTAGTTGTTTCGCCCTGTGGTTAGGTTCAGGCAAATCGGTTATTTTAGCAGAGATTATTAGGCGAACCACAGAAAATAAAAATCATGTTTTATTCCTGGTACACAGGAAAGAATTGATTGATCAGATTCAAAATACACTCGAAGTGAGTGGGGTTGATATGAAACACGTCACTTTAGGAATGGTTCAGACCATTGTTAGACGGTTAGATCACACACCTCAACCAGAATTAATAGTCATTGATGAAAGCCATCACATCTTAGCGAACAGCTACAAAAAAATCATTGAATACTTTCATGAGGCACGAGTTATCGGATTTACGGCAACACCTGTCCGAATTAATGGCGGGGGATTAGGCGATATCAACGATACGTTGATTGAGAAAGTCAATGCCAAATGGTTGATTGAAAATAGCTTCTTATCACCTTATAAGTATTTTGCACCGGAAGTTATTCAAACAAGTAACTTAGACATCAAACGAACCGGGGAGTATGACATCACACAATTAGACGATCAGTTCAATCAACGAAAAGTATGGGGAGATGTCATCAAGCATTATCAAAAATTAGCCGACGGACAGCAAGCTATTCTTTACGCTTCTTCTCTCTATCAAAGCCAAAAAATGGCAGCTAGTTTTGAACAAGTGGGTATCACTGCAGCACATATTGATGGCAAAACACCAAAGGCGGAACGCGATCACATTATCCAACAGTTTCGAAATGGCGAGATTAAAGTGCTTTGCAACTTAGATTTAATTGGTGAAGGATTCGATGTTCCAGACTGTTCTACTGTGATTATGTTACGCCCGACACAGTCTTTGTCTCTCTACATTCAGCAATCTATGCGTGGCATGCGTTACCGTCCAGAAAAAACGTCCATCATCATTGATCATGTAGGCAATGTAAGTCGGTTCGGACTACCGGATATGGAACGCACATGGACGTTAGAACCGAAAAAAGGAAGTAATAGCAAGAAAGCAGAAGCACCAGTGAAAATATGTCCCGATTGCTTTATGACAGTCTTATCCAGCAATAAGCAATGTGAGCATTGCGGGCATGAGTTTAAAGTGGAAGCAAAACCGATCCAAATCGACGACGCAGCAGAACTTCAAGAAATTACTGAACCAATATTTCAAGTGGACTACAGTAGTCCGAACGATTGTAAAAATATGAAAGAACTATATGAGTATGCGAAGCAGCATAACTATAAGCGAGGGTGGGCATACCACCAAGGAAAAGTAAGAGGATTTATCAAATAAAAAAATCGAAAGAAGGAATTTAATTATGTTTAAAGTAGATCATAAGGATGTTTTCACAAATGGAGTAGAAAATGGTACGTATGAGGTGGTTTTATACAACGCAAATGAAGATGCGACAAAAAACGGAGCGGAGTTCATTAATATTGATTTAATTATCCGTAATGATGTAAATCAAAAATTCCAGAATGCGCATATTTTTCACCGAGTATGGAAAGCAAAAGCAACAAATGAATATAGTCAAACAGCATTAAATACAATCGCTAAAGCAATCCAATTACCTAACGGCAAAGATTATAATACATTGGATGAATTATTAAAAGACCTGTTAACTAAGACATGCCAAGTTACTGTGAAAAATGAAGAGTCTGAGTATAATGGTCAAATTTATAAAAATTTAAATGTGAAAGCGTGGGCTGAAAGTAAAATTACTGGACCATTACAACATGTATTTAAAAAGAAAGATGCTGAACCTATGCCAGAAGTAAACGAGAGCAATCTACCGTTCTAAGCAATGAGAGGAGCGCACAAACGTGTATGAACAAATTCCGGACGAATTAAAAAAATTAAAACAATGGTGCGCTTTTCAACTTGTTTGGGATGAAGAGCGTGGCAAAAATAAAAAGATTCCAATGAATGCAAACGATGGATCCTACGGAAATAGTGTTGATGAGCGGACTTGGGCAGACTTCGAAACTGCCCTTGATTCCCTCGAAAAATATCAATTTGATGGGTTAGGTTTTTACTTTAAGAAACCATATTTCGGTGTGGATATTGATGATATAAAGGATGAAATTGAAGATTACCTTTATGGTAATACAGAAAATATTGCTGGTGAATTTATTCAAACATTGTCTAGTTACACAGAATACAGTGTGAGTGGGACAGGAATTCATATTATTGCAAAGGGCGATTTCCCGGAAGGTGGTCGGCGCAAAGGTAATATCGAAATGTACCCGGACGGTCGGTTTTTCGTTATGACTGGTCAAGTAATTGATAACTACAGACAAGTCAATGAAGCGACATCAGCAATACAATATTTGCATACGAAATATATTGGGACTAATGAAGTAAGACAGACAAATAACCTTAGTTCAACTGTTGATTTACCTGTAAGTGATATTATTTACCGCGCAGAGCAAAGCAAACAGGGTTCGCAGTTTAAAACTCTCTTTGATGGTTTGTGGGATGGACTATATCCTTCGCAGTCCGAAGCAGACTTAGCTTTTACAAATATGCTGGCATTTTGGACAGGATGTAATGCAGAAAAAATGGATGAAATTTTCCGTTCAAGTGGATTGTATCGACAAAAATGGGATCAAAAACGCGGAGCGCAATTATATGGAGAAATGGTTATAAACAAAGCTATCACCAACACATCTGAAATTTATCAGCCCGGAAGCGATTTAGAAGGATATTCTATTTCTATTAAAAAACAGAATAATACAGCGCGTAAAGTTTATGGTTTAGATGATACTGGAAATGCAGAACGTTTTCGGGATAAATTTCATGATATTGTCCGTTTTTCATACATTAACAAAGGTTTTTATTACTATGATTCCAAAGTTTGGAAATATGATAACGTTGGAGCCGTAAAAACGCTTGTCGATGATGTAATTAAAGATATGAAAAGCGAATTTGCCTACATGGATAATGAATCAGATGCAGAAAAAGCATTTATGAAACATTTAAAAGCAACAAGAAGCAACAAAGGTAAAACGAATATGTTAAAAGAAGCACAACATTTAATGCCAGTTTTGCCTGATGAATTCGATCGCTACAAATATTTTTTGAACACACAAAACGGATATATCAATTTGCAAAATGGAGAACTTATCAATCATGACAGGCAAAAAATGTTTACAAAAATTAGCAACATCGAATATACAGATAAAATTGATGCGCCACTTTGGCAAGCGTTTTTAAAGGATATTTTTGCTGGTGATAAAGAGTTAATCGATTATATTCAAAAAGCAGTCGGTTATTCATTATCAGGATCCACGTCAGAGCAAGTCATGTTTATCCTTTTCGGCAATGGGCGAAATGGGAAATCGGTTTTTCTTGATATTATCAACGATATTTTTGGTTCCTATGCGACCAACATCCAGCCACAGACAATCATGGTCAAACAGCAGTCTAGTAATGCAAACAGTGATATTGCCCGTTTACATGGCGCCAGGTTCGTTACAACCACCGAACCAAATGAGGGTGTACGTTTAGATGAAGGACTAGTTAAACAGCTCACAGGTGGCGACAAGGTCACTGCACGACACTTGTATAAGGACGAATTCGAGTTTACACCCGAATTCAAAATCTGGATGGCAACCAACCATAAACCAATTATCCGAGGGAGAGACGATGGAATATGGCGAAGATTACATTTAGTACCTTTCACAGTAAAAATACCTGACGAAAAAGTAGATAAACAGCTAAAATATAAACTTCGCAGTGAATTGACTGGGATATTAAACTGGGCTGTAGAAGGATTTCTTAAATGGCAAAAGGAAGGCTTGGGAATGCCGAAAGCAGTTGAAAATGCTAGCTCTGAATATAAATCAGAAATGGATGTTATTACTGCATTTATTGAGGATTGTTGCGAAACAGGCGAGAACAAACAGATCAATGCTAAGACTCTCTACGAAACATATAGAGAGTGGGCAAAAGATAATGGACAGTATCTAATGAGCAGCACGAAGTTTGGGAAGGAAATGGGTTTGAAGTTTGAGAAGAAGAAAAGTAATTCTAAAAGAAATTATGTTGGAATAACACTTAATAATGAGTATTTCAAACTTAATTTGAATTTCTAAACAGGGCAGGTTTAGTTAAAACTTGCCCTCGCTTCTATCGGTTGCAGGAGAAAGGGTTTCAGCGTTTTTTAGTTTAAACAGGGCAGGTTTGACTGTTTTTCCCGAAACTTCTCTATAAAACTTTCCTAGTAATACTTTTCCTATTTTACTACTAACTTGCCCTGTTAATAAAAAAAGTATTAATAAAGTAAGTAATAGCAACGGGTTTCAAGCAGGGCAGGTTTGAACCAACTTGCCCTTAACCTGCCCTGACTTGCCCTGTTTTAGCTAATAATTTAGCACTTTTTAACCAACACATAACATACGTTCGTATTTTTGACCAAAGGAGTGATTAAATGACAGCAGAAATGGATATACAGAATTCTATACGTTTAGAACTTTCCCGCCATGGGCATTACGTTTTCCGTGCCAATGTTGGCAAAGTGAAATTACCAAACGGACGAATATTTGATACAGGATTACCGAAAGGTTTTCCAGATTTATTCGGTTTTCGCGGGACGGATGGAAAAATGTTCTTTATTGAAGTGAAAAATGAAATCGGGAAGTTAAGGCAAGAGCAGAGAAACTTTCAACAAGCAATGGAAATTACACCTGCTATATGTGGAGTAGCTAGGAGTGTAGAAGAAGCATTGAAGATTGTGGAGGGATTATAATGAAAAGATTTCTTGTTATATGTGGAAATCAAGCAGAAACTAAATATGAATTTGAAGAATTTATACAAAGTAAAGAAAAATATGTTACGAGTGTAAATAATAATGAATTTATTGTTGAATTAGGAAATGAGAAATATATATTTACAGACCTTGGTAATTTAAAGAGTTTCTCAAAATTGAAATTTAATGGTTTTGCATTTGGAAAACTATTATCTAGGAGACATAGTCCTGGAAAAATTGAAATGTTGTTGGATTTTTGGAGGAGATAATTTTGTTTACCCATATTCGAAAATTGATAAGCAAATGGAACGGTAAACAAGATATTTATATTGAACAAATGAGTCGTGAAGGAACAATCCAATTTAACAAGGAGGAGACTATGAAACTATATCATACAGAAACACAGGATGATTATAATGCATTGATGATTGAGTTGGAAAAAAAGGGTTACAAGTGGAATGAAGTTGAAAAAGCTACCGAAAACAATGCGTGGGATGTATTTAAAAATAATACTGTTGTGATAAAGGTATGTGACACTGATCTCGGATTTGCCTCGAAAGGATACTGCGAGAGATTTTACATTGATACGCCAATTCAAAAATACAAAGCAACGCGAGATAAAGTTACAAAGTGTCACGATGACGCTGCAAATGCCATGAAAGCATTTTCTGCCGGCGGAGTGTCTGTAAAAAATGAAAATACTGACAACGTAAATAATCCATCACATTACACAGCGGGCGGTATTGAAACGCTTGACTACATTAAAGCAAAAATAAAAGATTATCCGAGTTATGTTGCTGGGAACATACTTAAATACGTTTCCCGCTATGAACACAAGAACGGCATTGAAGATTTGAAGAAAGCACAGTTTTATTTGAATGATTTAATTGAGTGGATGGAGAGTGATTAAATGTCAAAACGATTACGTAAAGCACAATATAAACTTATTGAAGATGAATTAAGATTTTATCATTCTACTAAAAAAGAATTGATGGAAAAGGAAGTTAATGTAACACTGGGCGCTTGGCATAGAGAATACATTGACGAGAACCAAGGTGGTGGCAGTGCAGGGAATATTAGTAATGAAGTGGAAGATCGTGTGATGTTACTGCAAATGGATAAAGAGATAAGTAGATTAAAGAATATTATAAATGCAATTGAGTCTGTGCTTAATAGATTGAATGACGAGGATAAACAATTGATTCAGTTTAGATACTGGGACAGAAGCAAACCAACTTGGGTATGGATTGCTAGTAAGTTGAATATGGACGAGAGTACAGCTAGAAGAAGAAACAAAACAATCATCCTTTCAATAGCTGAAAGATTAGGATATTAAAATATATTGCCCGTTTAACGCCCGTTTTGAACAATAAAATAAGTTTATTATAGTATTATAGGCAGGGCCTATTAAAAATGAAAGTCGAGGGGACTATATGAATTTAGTTAGGTGTTGGGAATGCGAGCAATATATTTCGCAGGAAGCTTCCGTACATTTCAGAGATTTGTCTGGCGGTAGAAACTTATGCGTTGAATGCCAACATAAGTATCGAAAAAAAATAGAAGAAAAGAAAAAAGAATATATTGCGCACAAAATCGAAGCAACACTTGAAAGAGCAATACATCTTATAGAAATGCAAGAATGCTGTAGTATGAAAATGGATGAATACCTTGACCCATATAACACAGTAGCCCAATTTTATAGAAATGACAGTAGCAAGTTTGATTCTGCCCATGAAGTAATGGCTTGTATCGAATTGTTAAGAAGTCAGATTAAAGTAAAAACACAACAAAGAATAGGGCGCAAACGAGTAGATTTTATTTTGCCAGACATGAAGGTTGTATTAGAGATTGATGGAGGGCACCATCGTTTTAGGATTGGTAAAGATTCAGAACGAGATGTGTTTATCCTTAATACTTTGAATAAATCTGAACACGGTTGGGAAATTATTAGAATACCAACTAGATTTATTGAACAAAATATTAGACGTCTTGTTCCTTCTATTAAAGCATTATATAAAGAACGTCAAGAACTAAGAAACAAACATAATGGGTTCATTCCGTCTTATTACTCAAGAACAAATAAGATGTCTCACATATCAGCGATTAAAGGCGTTGCTTCAGATAATGAAATTGAAGTAATGGAACAAGAAGTGCTAGACGGAACTGAAGATCTATAATCACATGATGATATAGCAGGAGGTTGCTATATTGCCGGACAGAGGCTTTGTATCTGGTCGTTGGTTTTGATGGAAGACGCATCTCATTCCAACCTCACTAGTCCCAACAAGAGACACCTTCTTGTTCAATCTCAATACTCGTGACGGAATAGGTAGACGCATCAGTAATGTTCTACAAGAAGTCATGCACACTCGTTATAGACTCTAGCATCTGGCGTGTGTGTAAATAGAAACTATGCTAGTAAACTGTTGACTTCCTGCAAGGTGCAAATCCTTGCCGAGTATATAGATCCAGTCTATAGAACCTCAGCCTACGGGTACTAGCAAGATAATGAGGTAAAGACAAGACGAAGACGTTCGTCACCGTAGAAGTCTACTGGTTTTATAACTACGGATACATAGAACAATGAAGTCCAGTACGTTGCGTGCTGGGCTTTTTAAATGATAGAGGTGATAGTGATGAAATCATTGGCAAGCGGCTCTACAAATAATAGACAAGACTATTTAAGCATTCGTATACCAAACAAAGGTGATGTTCCTGTTATAGAGTATGAAGGTGATGACTACGGACAATTGCCACATCAAGGCTTAGAATCACTTAGGTTGTTATGGGTAACAGATTCATACCTTGAAACTAAACCAACCGAAAGATTAAGCTTAGACATTGTATATATTGATGTAGACAATGAAGGTTCAAGACTATGTATAAATGTTGGAGATTCATTATCTACTGAAAGTAATCTGGCTAAGATTGCAGAAATGAATAGTGAAGAGACTAGATACTAATGCTGACACAAGCAGAACGTCATACATTTTATAAGTCAAAGGCATGGGTAAGCATACGTAAAGAAGTATTAAAGCGTGATAACTATGAATGTCAAGAGTGTAAGAGGCAAGGCAAGGTGTTTACTGATTATCATGATCCAGACAAGCATAAAAGACTCGATGTGGACCATATCAAGGATTTAGAACATCATCCTGAACTAGCGCTTGATATAGATAATCTCACTACTCTGTGTGTAAAGTGTCATAACAAAAAACATAATCGTTTTCAATTTAGAAGGAAGATAAATAAATGGGTGAATGATGAACAATGGTGACACCCCCGGGTCAAAGGTTTGCGCTTTAATTTGGCTCTGGGGAACGGTGTGGGGGTCTTCTCCGCAGAAATATTAAAAAGTCTCATGAAGGAGGGAGGGTTAAAAGTGGAATATAACATAAAGAAATTGGAAAAAGAATTGTTATCAAATATTGATACTACTAGTCAGAAAGAACTCGAAAAAGTTAATCGTTATATTAATTTAATACGTATATATTACGAGTTAGACAAAAGCATTGAAATGGATGGTGCTGTTGTTGTCACTGAAAATGGTTCGCAAAAATTCACGAAAACTAATCCAGCAATACAAGAAAAAAATCGAATCAACACTTCATTATTATCTATTGAACGGTCTTTTATATTCAAAGGCGAAAATGATAATCAAGATGGTAGTGACTTGATATGATATCAAATAAACACGTTGATAACTATATACAGTCGTATGAAAGTGGAAAAATACTACTCAATAAAGAACGAATCGATCTAATAAATTACTTACAAGAACATGTTCTTAGTAGAGATGATATATATTTTGATGAGACACAGATAGAAAATTATATTGCTTTTAGTGAAAAATGGTACTTTCCTTTGGATAACTGGGAAAAGTTTATTGCACCATTTGTTTTTTTATATTTTAAAGAAGACAATGAACTTTTTTATGAAGAGTTCTTCGTAACCCTTGGTCGCGGTGGCGGTAAGAACGGGTTTATAAGTACATTATCAAATTATTTTATAAGCCCGCTACATGGGATTAACAATTACGATGTTTCGGTAGTGGCGAATTCCGAAGATCAAGCGAAAGTTAGTTTTAAAGAAGTATTTAATACAATAGACGGAAATCCTAAATTGGAAGGCAGCTTTGACGCGTGGAAAGCACAGATTATTGGCAAAGGAACCAACAGTGTTTTTAAATTTCAAACGTCAAATGCAAAAACTAAAGATGGTGGTCGTGAAGGCTGTGTTATTTATGATGAAACACATGAATATGAAGATAGACAAATAATTGATGTATTTTCTGGAGGACTTGGTAAAGTCGCAAATCCCAGAGAATTTTTTATTGGCACTAATGGATTTGTGAGAGCGGGATTTTATGACAAGTTGGAAGAACGTAGTAAAGCAATTTTAAGTGGTGAAAATCTTAACGATCGCATGTTTCCTTTTATTTGTAAGCTAGATAATCCAGAGGAAGTCAAGAATGAAGATATGTGGGAAAAAGCAAATCCTGCTTTTGAAAAGCCATTAAGTCCTCGTTCTAAACGCTTACTAAATAAAGTTAGAAAACAATATGAAGCATTAACGAACAATCCAAGTGGCAGAGAAGCGTTCATGACTAAGCGAATGAACCTTCCAGAAGTAGATTTGGAAAAGGTAGTAGCCCCTTGGGAGGACATTCTCGCAACTAACCGGGAAATGCCAGAACTTCAAAACCGAGCTTGCATTGGTGCATTTGACTATGCAAGCGTTAAGGACTTCGCAGCTGTTGGATTGCTGTTTCGTGTAGATGACGATTACATTTGGAAAACCCATTCTTTTGCTAGAAAAGGATATTTGGATGTTGCAAACCTTAAACCACCTATCAAAGAATGGGAAAAACAGGGATTACTGACGATTGTTGATGAACCTACAATCGACCCCCGTCATGTTGTCAATTGGTTTGTTGAAATGCGAGAAAGATACGGTATTCAAAAAGTAATTGGAGATAATTTCCGAATGGACCTGATGCGTCCATTGTTTGAAGCAGAAGGATTTGAACTGGAGATTATTAGAAATCCACGTGCAGCTCATAGTTTGCTAGCTCCGCGAATTGAAACACTATTTGCTAATCATCGCATTGTATTTGGAGATAATCCGTTAATGCGTTGGTATACAAATAATGTTGCAGTGAAAATCAAATCGGATGGAAATAAAGAGTATCTAAAAAAAGACGAGCACAGACGTAAAACTGATGGATTTCAGGCTTTTGTCCATGCTCTTTGGCGTGCGGATGAAATAGAAGATATGGATGTAGAAGAGGTATTGAACATGCTTAACGCGATTGCATTTTAAGCTGAATAACTATAGACCTAAATGTTTGGATATGGTGGAAAGTGCATACTTTCCTGCTAGTTCCGCAGTAACTAACAGCGAAGCGGAAGCAACTTTGTCAGCTATTTGTTTTACTTTTTTCCATGATTCGTTGTCTCTGATATTATCTAAAAATAAATGACCTTGCCAGGTAATAGCTTCTATTGAAACATCGTATTTAGAACCCGACTGTAGGAAAGTTCTAGTTGTTAAGAAACCAGCTTCGCTTAACTTTTCTATACAGTAGTTTACGTCATCTGAACCAAATTGCTTGTGTGCATTAAAGTCTAATAATTGATCATAGGCTAAATATCCACCATAAGGCATTCTTTCTTCTATATCTAGCATAACTTGACGAACGCAGTCTTGATTTAAACGCAATATAATCACCTCCCTATTTTGAGGTGATTATATCACAAGGAGGTGATAAATTGGGACTCTTTACAGAACTATTTAAAAGAAACAAAGAAATTGAGTGGATGTGGGATTTGGACTTTTTAGAGGACAAAACTACCAAAGTCTACTTAAAGAAAATGGCTTTAAATACATGTGTAAAACATATAGCCAGAACCATTGCAAAATCTGATTTTAGGTTAAAAAACGGGGAAATTAGTGTGCGGGATAAATTGTACTATAAGTTAAACGTTCGCCCAAACACAGATATGAGTTCAAGTACTTTTTGGGAGAATGTTATTTATAAGCTAATCTATGATAATGAGTGCTTAATTGTCCTTTCAGATACGGATGATTTTTTAATTGCTGACAGTTATGTAAGAAAAGAATTTGCGTTTTTTCCAGATGTTTTCGAAGGTGTCACAGTGAAAAATTATTGTTACGAGCGAAAGTTTAGCATGGATGATGTTATTTTCTTAGAATATGGAAATGAACGATTGTCGGCATTCACGGATGGGATGTTCGAGGATTATGGAGAGTTGTTTGGAAAAATGATTCGCGCACAAATGCGTAATTTTCAAATTCGTGGAGCTGTAAATTTCAAAATGGCTGGTTTGGCAGATAAAGATAAACAAACAAAACTGCAAGAGTACATTGACAAAATTTATGCGTCGTTTAACAACAATGAAATTGCTATTGTTCCTCAATTGGAAGGTTTCAATTATGAAGAATTTGGAGCAACGAGTGTAAACAGTAGTCAAAACTTTGATGAAGTTAAAAAGCTCCGAAAGGAAATGATTGATTATTTGGCAAGTGTTCTCGGCATTCCTTCTGCTTTGTTGCATGGTGACATGGCAGATTTGAGTAACAATATGAAAGCTTATATGGAATATTGTATTGATCCTCTCACTAAAAAGCTAGAAGATGAATTAAACGCTAAATTATTTACTTCCAACGAGTTTTTAGCAGGTGAACATATCAAAATCATACACAAAAAAGACATTATAGAAAATGCAGAAGCTGTAGATAAGTTGGTTGCCTCTGGTTCATTTAATCGTAATGAAGTTCGAGAATTATTGGGCGCTGAACGAGTAGATAATCCGGAATTAGATAAATATTTAATTACTAAAAACTATCAGTCAGCTGATGAAGGAGGTGAGAATGAATGAAGTTGGAGATTAAAGGAACGATTATTTCAAATAATCAAAAATGGATTTATGACATGCTTGATATGGAAAGTACTAGCCCAAGAGACATCGTTTTACCAGAAAACAATGAACCGATTGATGTAATTATCAATTCTGGCGGTGGTGATGTATATGCTGGTAGTGAAATTTATACTACATTGAAAGGATATAACGGAACTGTAAATGTGAAAGTTGTAGGTATAGCTGCTAGTGCGGCTTCGGTCATTGCGATGGCAGGAGATAAAGTGGAAATTAGTCCCACAGCCCAAATTATGGTGCATAATGTCGCTTCCGGAGTATTTGGTGATTATCGAGATCTTGAACATGAAGCAAAAGTTTCAAAAGGTTTCAATGTATCTGTGGCAAATGCTTACATGGACAAGACTGGAAAGAACATGGACGAACTATTAAACCTTATGGGCGAAACTACTTGGTTTAACGCACAACAAGCAGTAGAAGCTGGCTTTGCTGATGAAGTAATGTTTTCTAATGAAAAAGCACCGCAGTTAGTTGCTAGTCTCTCGCCGGTAATCCCACAGGATGCAATTGAAAAAATCATAAATAACATAAAACCGCCGCAGTTAGATATCGATGCAATTGTAGGAAAAGTAATAAATCAGTTAGAACAATCAAATGATAAAGAAGAGAAACCGAAAAAGGAAAATATACATCCTTTCAAACGGTTTCTTTTTTAATACCCAAAAATAGGAGGAAATAAATTATGACTATCAAATTAAAAAACAACCTTGTAAATTATGAGGAAAAACGAACAGCTTTTGTCAATGCTGTTAAAAACGAAGAGACACAAGAAATTCAAAACAAGGCTTATGTGGAAATGGTAGATGCGATGGCTGCTGATATTATGGACCAAGCCAAGAAAGAAGCACGTCAAGAGGCAGACCAGTATATTTCAGCTAGCCGAACAGACAAAAATATCACGAATGAAGAAATTAAATTCTTCAATGATATTAATAAAGAAGTTGGTTACAAAGAAGAAACATTGCTACCACAAACAGTCGTTGATGAAATCTTTGAAGATTTAACAACTGAACATCCTTTCCTTGCATCTATTGGAATGCGCACGACTGGTTTACGTACTAAGTTCTTAAAATCCGAAACTAGTGGCCTTGCTGTATGGGGCAAAATCTTTGGTGAAATCAAAGGACAATTGGATGCTACATTCAGTGAAGAAGAATCTATCCAGAATAAATTAACCGCTTTTGTAGTAGTTCCTAAAGACCTTGAAAATTTTGGACCTGTATGGGTGAAACGTTTTGTAGTTACTCAAATTGAAGAAGCGTTCGCAGTGGCGTTGGAAAGCGCGTTTATTATTGGCGATGGTAAAGATAAACCTGTTGGTCTAACTCGCAAAGTTGGAAAAGGAACTAACGTAGTAGATGGTGTATATCCAGAAAAAGTTGCATCCGGAACACTGACATTTGCTAGCTCTAAGATAACTGTTAATGAATTAACAGATGTATATAAATATCATTCCGTAAAAGAAAATGGCAAGCCGCTAAATGTAGCTGGTGAAGTTACGTTACTAGTCAATCCTACAGATGCATGGGACGTTAAAAAACAGTACACAAGCTTAAATGCAAACGGTGTGTATGTGACTGCGTTGCCTTACAATTTAAATATCATTGAATCATTATTCGTTCCAGAAAAGAAAGCTATTTCTTATGTAGCAAAACGTTATGATGCACTCATTGGTGGAGCCTTGAATATTTCTACTTTTGATCAAACGCTTGCATTTGAAGATCTTAACTTGTATGCTGCAAAACAATTTGCGTATGGTAAAGCTAAAGACGAAAAAGCTGCAGCTGTGTGGACATTAAATATCAAACCAACAGATCAAACTCCGGAAGGGTGATTGTAAATGGCTAAATTTGAAGTATTAAAGAAATTCAAAGACAAAGAAACAAAAGAAGTATATGAAAAAGGAACCGAAATTGAATTGACTGTAAAACGTGCAGATGAAGTCGCTGACAATTTGGGAGTTTCTTTTTTAAAACGACTGGATGAACCAAAAAAAGATAAAAAAAAGTAGGTGCTGTACATGGAAGTATCAGATGACCTTCTTAAAAAATTTAAAGAGCGTATGCATATTTCTCACAATAGCGAAGATAGCAATCTAAAAGAGTTGCTATCTTTTTCTATTGCTGATTTACAAGAAAAATGCGGGCTGTTTAATGTAGATGAACACTTTAGGGCAAGAGAATTGGTCATTGAGCGTACTAGATACGCGTATAATGATTCGATAGAATTCTTTAATGAAAACTTTCAATCACAAATAACTAGCTTAGGCTTCTCTCTCTATTTAGTTGAAAGTGGTGAATCTGATGAAGTTTCAGTTTAAACCTCAAAAAGTTCAGAGTGGCGATTTACGCACTCCGGTTGTTTTTTTTGAATATCAGCCGGTAAATGGTCCTGAACCAGGTGAAATAGAAAAAGTAATTCTATTCGAATGTTTTGCAGAAGTTTATAAACCATCCATGAAAGATTTAGAAATTTTACATGGCACGGGAACAAAAGAAGCTGTCACAATTAATATTCGAGACACTAAAGGTGAGTATACAGTTAGTAACAAACATTATGTAGAAATATTAGATTATCGCTATTTGGGCAAAAGATTTAATGTGATTAATGTTAGCCCAGACTTGCAAAGTAATAGCTTTGTAAATGTGCTTCTGGGGGTTCAAACATGAGTGTAGAAGTTACTGGAGTAGAAGAGTTGGAAAGGCAGTTAGTTAGTATATTTGGACGAGAAAACTTGCCACAATTAGTAGACCCTGCTCTAATTGCAGGTGCAGCCCTTGTTGCAAAAACGCTTAAAAGTGAATTTGTTCAATTTAAAGACACAGGTGCATCGATTGATGAGATTAATATAGAAAAACCTTCGTATGACAATGGGGTAAGAAGTATAAAGATTGACTGGAAAGGTCCTAAAGACAGGTACAAAATAATTCATCTCAACGAGTATGGTTATACAAGGAATGGTAAAAAAATCACACCAGCCGGAACAGGTAGTGTTGCCAGGTCACTAAGAATATCTGAAAGAGCTTATAGGGCAATTGTACAGAAGAAAATAGGTGATAAATTATGATTGATATTTTGAACATCATATATACGACATTAAGTAAAAACGATATCATTCACACTACTTGCGAAGAGAGAATAAAATATTATGATTTTCCAAGCACGGGTGATTCTAACAAAACTTTCTTGTTAATCATTCCTTTGGATGTTCCAGTACCTACGAATTTTTCTAGTAATGAGTCAACATGGGAAGATTTTTTAGTACAAATCGATGTACAATCTGACAATAGATTGACAGCTAAACAAATACAAGAAGAAGTTAGAAAAGAAATGAAACGAATAGGTTTTGGGCAACTCGCTGGTGGATTAGATGAATATTTCCCAGAAACAGGGCGGTTTGTAGATGCACGAAAATACAGTGGATTGCCATACAAGCTATATCAATAAAAATAATAGGAGTGAAATAAATGATTACAACAATCGGATTTGAAAAAGCGACTTTCGGTATTTTTGATGAAAAAGACGAAAAAGTAACAAAAAAAGTAGAAGTAAATGGTAAGAATAAAAAAGGTGGTACGGTTGAAGCGGATATTTCTGGTCTTGATGCGGAAGCTATTAAAGTTTTTGCATCCAATGGTCCGTACTACATTTCCAAAAAAGGTTCTGGCGATGTTAAGCAAACGATTGGTATTATGGAACTACCTTTCGAATTAGGACAAGCGTTGTTAGGCCGTCAAAAGAATGCAGATGGTATTGTAACTGTAGGGAAAAACACTGCTCCACCATATGCATCTTGCGTGATGGAAAGTGAAACATTGCGAGGGGAACCGGTATTCTTTGCTTTACTAAAAGGAAAATATGGACAAGATGGTGTTAAATTAAACACATCTGAGGATAAACCAAAGGAACCAGAGGCAACTAGTCTCACTGGAGAATTTGTTTATAATGACGCTGGGGACGTTTTTGCTATGGCTGTGGGCGAAGAATTCCGAGATAAAATTTATAAAATGGCTTTTCCTGGTTTTGTTGAAACACCAGCAGTACCCGAAGGATAAAATATTTTAAGAGTAGGTGAACTCCTACTCTTTTTTTATTGACAAAAATTATAAAAAAGGTGGAGAAAACATGATTAAATTAGAAATTTTTAACAAAGAAACAAAAAAGAAAGAGCTTTACGAGAGAGGAGATACCTCTGTAATTGAATTAGAAGACTACTGGAAAATGCAAGAAAAAATTAGAGAATACATTAACACTTCTGATGATCCTAAAAAAACGATGATTCTAGAAATGCAGTTGAAATTCATAGTTAAATTATTTAACGACAAGAATTTGAGTGTGGATTTTCTTAAAAAAAATATTCCTTCCAAAAAATTAAATGATACTTTGGTGTCTGTCTTTCGAGAAATTTCACCAGAAGACTATGATGTTGAAGATGACGAAGGCGAAGAAGCAAAGTAATAACGCTTACCGAGTTTTTGTCCGATCTCGATGCAATTAGGCGTTACTGCATGAAAGAGTATGGCTGGACAATTCGAGAAACAGATAATCAAGAGTATAAGAAGTTATGTCGTCTGATAATCGAAAAAGAAGAAGCAAAATCAGAAAACAACAAAGTTTCACTTGTTGACTTTGTATCACAATATCAAGATGTCAATTTAGGGAGGGGGTAAATAATGAATAAACTTCAAGGATTGTCGATTAACCTAGACCTAGATGCTACTAGAGTGGACGAGGGAATGAAAGGGTTGAAGCGGACCATCGGCTCTGTGAATAGCGAAATGAAAGCGAATCTTTCGGCGTTTGGTAAGGGAGAAAAAACCTTATCTCGTTATGAAACAGAGCTAGATGGGCTTAATAAAAAGTTATCTGTTCAAAGCAAAATGGTTTCTCAAACTAAAAACGATTTTAAAGATTTAGAAAAACGAAATGCTTCTTTAAATGGAGAGTTGAAAGAGTCTAATAAAACGTTAACTGAGTCAAAAAAACGTTTTGAACAGCTTTCTAAATCTGGCAATGCAACTGAAAAAGAATTAAAAGAAGCGGAAAAAGAAGTCAACTCAAATCAAAAAGCGTATAACAAACTTAACAAAGAACTACAACAAATGCCAAAAGCTTTATCAGCTGGACAAAAAGCAGTAAACAATGAAGTTGCAAATTACAATAATTTGCAAAGAAAGATTGATACTACGACAGAATCTTATAAGAAATTCAAGAGAGAGCAAGCTGTTAAAAGTTCACCGTGGGGAGCGGTGACTCAAGATTTAGACAAGTATCAAAAAAAGTTAAATGAAACAGGTGATAAGCTTGTCGCCTTCGGGAAAAAAGGAAGTTTGTATATGGCACCTGTTGCGTTTGGTTTAGGTTTTGCTACCAAAAAAGCGGCTGATTTTGAACAACAAATGTCGAATACTCTTTCTGTTATGTCACCTGGCGAGGTAAATCAATATAAAGATGCATTGAGAGAACTCGCTATTCAACAAGGTACAGATACGAAATACTCCGCCTTAGAAGCCGCACAGGCACAAGAAGAACTTTTAAAGGCAGGTCTTTCAGTTAAAGATGTTATCAATGGCGGATTGTCTGGAGCGCTTTCATTAGCAACAGCGGGTGAGTTAGATTTAGCTTCAGCGGCAGAAATTGCAGCTACAGTTTTAAATGCGTTCAAGGATGATAATTTGAGCGTGGCGGATGCGGCAAACATTCTAGCTGGTGCAGCAAATGCTTCTGCCACAGGTGTAGAAGAAATGAAGATGTCTTTACAACAAGTTTCTGCTGTTGCCAGTGGCGTTGGTCTCTCATTTGACGATACATCAACAATGTTAGCAGTATTTGCGCATAATGGTTTAAAAGGTTCTGATGCAGGTACCTCTCTAAAAACGATGCTACAAAGGTTGCATCCTACAACAAAAGCGGCATGGCAACAATTTGATGCTCTTGGGTTAAGCATTGTGGACAATGAAACTGCTATGAAAGTATTGCAAGAAAATGGTGTTAAACCACTCTCGAATGATACAGATAAATTAATGGGACAAATTCAAGATTTAGCTAAAAGTTTGGCAGGTCCAAAGGCAAGTGCTTCTAAAGTTAACAAAGAATTTGAAGAATTGACCGTTGCCACTGGCGCAGTCCACTCCGCGTTTTATGATACAAACGGGGAATTAAAATCAGCAGAAGAAATATCTGGTCTATTGCAAAGCAGTCTAAAAGATTTGAGCTCCGAACAGCGTAGTGCAGCGCTAGGTGCTATGTTTGGCTCCGATGCAGTTCGTGCTGGGAATATTGCTTATCGTGAAGGCGCGGATGGAATAAAGAAAATGCGCACTGAAATGGGAAAAGTAACTGCTGATGACGTAGCTAAAATGAAAATGGATAATCTGAAAGGTACTATTGAAGAAATTTCTGGTGCAATTGAAACCTTTGCTATAAGTATCGGAACATCATTGACTCCGGTATTACGTGGTCTAGGAAAGTACATTCAAAAAGCAGCTGATTGGTTTAATGGCTTGAATGATAGTACTAAAACGGTTATCTCTACAGCAGGTGTAGTTGCGGTAGCGATTCCGGTTGCTGGACTAGCATTTGGATTTATTGCAAAAGGAGCAGCGGCTGCTATCTCACCTGTAAAGAAATTAACAGCAGCGTTAGCAGAAAACTCTGTTGCTGCTGGAACTAATGCAGCGACTACGCAACTTGCTGGAAACGCTTTGCCGGTAGCTGGAGGGAAAGGTAAAGGTTTCTTAGGTAAAGCTGGCTCGTTTTTTAAAGGAAGCAAAGGAACAAAAGCGCTATCTACGGCTGATATGGCTGGTGATATTGCGAGTTATAGCAAATTCGGAAAAATTGGAGCTGGTTTGAAAGGTATTGGAAAGGTACTGCCTGGGCTAGGAATTGCATTATCTGCAACACAACTTATTGGTATTAATAAAAAAAATGCAGGGGATAAAGCTGGTAGTGCTGGCGGAAGTTTAGCGGGAGGCGCAGCTGGTGCGGCAATCGGAACAGCAATTGCTCCTGGAATCGGAACCGCGATAGGTGCGGCAGTTGGAGGCATAGCGGGAACGAAATTTGGTCAGGCATTCGGTAAGAAAGTTCAAAAAGAATTTCCAGAATATCAACAGAAATTTGTAAATATGTGGGATGGATTGTCAGATTCTGCTAAAAAACATCCTATTCTATTGAATCCAGTTAATCAAATTAACGATCAAATTAAAATGGCGAAAGCAGGATATGCGGCTATAAAAGATGTGTTTGCTAATCCTTTGAAAACGGATATTTCCGGAAAAGGTATTAGTAAAGATACAGCAAAAAATGTAAATTCTTATAAAACTATGTCTCAAAACGCAATCTCTGAATTGAAGTATTTAGAAATGTCTGGGGATGTAATCACTAAATCAACATCTGCTAAAATTAGCAAAAATTATAATGGGATGGTTGTACTAGTCGAGAAATCTTTTGAGAAGACTAAAAAAAGTTCTGATAAGAATTTAAATACTTTGTCAAAAAATGGATTATTAGCAGAGCATGAAATGATTCAAATTCAATTAGAACAAAAAAGAAATCAAGATAACAAATTAGATGAAGTAAAGAAAAACAATGAACAAATTCAAAAGCTAAACAAAGATATGGCTACTAAAAATGCTGATATAACAAAGAAAGAGAAAGCGGACATAAAAGCGATTAACGACAAGGCTGCAAAGGAAGGTAGAGTATTAACCGCCTCAGAGGAGCAAAAAATTACAACTATCAAACGTAATGCTGCAAACCAACGCAAAACTAGTAATCAAATGTATAGTAATCAAATTCAAACAATATCTAAAAAACAAGAAACTGCTGTGGTTAGTTCATTGAGTAAGTCAGCAAAAGAACAAAAATTAATATTAGGAAAACTGAAAGACAGTAGTGGGAAATTAAGTACAGAGCAAGCTTCAAAAGTCGTAAAAGAATCTAAACGTGCTAAAGACGGAGCTGTAAAAGAAGCTAACAAGAAATATAAGGATGTAGTTGCTGCAGCTGATAAAGAATACTATGTAAATGGAACTATTACTAAGAAACAACATGATGATATTGTAAGAAAAGCTAGGAGCCAAAAGAATAAAACCGTAAAAGCGGCAACCGAAATGCACGAACAAGTAGTCAGTCAAGCTCAATCACAAGCTACTGGTCATTTAAACCAAGTTGACTGGGAAACAGGTCAATCATTATCGAAATGGGATAATTTTAAAGTTAATTTAGCAGGTGTGATTAACTCTGTTACCGGCGGAATAAATAAAGTATTAAAGTTTTTTAGTTTACCTACTATTCCTGAATGGAAGCCAAAAGGTTATAATAATGACACAAAAAAAATAAACACTAGCAAAAGAACCTCATATGGTAGTCAGTTAGCAATGGATTACACAGGTTCTAACAATGCATCCGGACAAATTATGGCTGGCGAAGAAGGATTTGAGATTGCATATAATAAACGCAAAGCACAAGCTCAGATTTTAGGTGCAAATGGTGCGGAGATAACGCATGTTGCTCCAGGCACAAAAATTTTGAACCATGCAGATTCGAAAAAAGTCATGCAAGGCGGACTTGGTAAAACATTACCTGGATTTGCAAATGGTAATTCAACAATCAATGATTTCTTAAGTGATGCTTGGGATGGGACAAAAGCGGTAGCTGGAAAAGTAGTTGATTTTTCTAAAAAAGCCTTTGATTGGGCAGCACATCCTATCAAAAATTTAAATAAACTTTTTGGTGGGGTATCTGTTGGCGTTAAAATGGGGAACGATGGTAATTTAGGCTCTGACATGCTGAACTATTTGAAAAACAGTATCGGCGCACCTTTGGAAAAAATGCTGTCTGGTTTTAAAGAAACGGCGCCAGTGGCAGGACCGGCTGGGAAAGGCGCTTCGGCGTGGTCTAGTGTTATTAAGAAAGCGGCTCTAGCTATGAAAGTGGATTTGTCCGGTGGTGAATTAAAAGGGATTATTGCACAAATTCATCGTGAATCTGGCGGGAATGAAAAAATAACTCAGTCATCTGCTGTTGTGGATGTTAATACATTATCAGGTAATCCGGCTAAAGGGTTACTTCAATATATCCCACAAACATTCAATGCATATAGAATGAAAGGTCATAATAATATTTTTTCTGGTTATGACCAGTTACTGGCATTCTTCAATAACTCATCTTGGAGAAACGACCTTCCATACGGAAAAAGAGGCTGGGGACCACGAGGACATCGTAGATTTGCTAATGGTGGTTTTGTAAACAAAAATGAAATGATAGAAGTTGCTGAGAACAATAAGCCAGAAGTAGTCATACCGCTTACTCGGAAAAATCGAGCAGTTCAATTAATCAAAAAAACAAAAGAAATCATTGGAATGAACGATGGAGGAAGTGTTGTTGTCAATAGTCCTGACAATTCTGACATGATTTTATTGCTTCAACAGCAGAACCAGATTTTAATGCAACTGCTTCAAAAAAATAGTGACGTGTATATGGACATAAATAAGGTCGGAAGTTTAGTAGAACCTGTAATTACAAAAACGCAGAACAATCGTATAAGTAGAAAAGACCGAGTTCAGGGGGTTAGAACGACGTGACTAAAATAGGATTTACGTATGCTGGAATCCATAGCAATGACATTCCAGCAGTTGTTAATAGTATCAAAAGAAATGCAATCAATATTACTGAGAATATCCAAGAAGTACCTGCCAAAATCGGTGGGTACTTTTTTGGAAATTCCATAGGTACTAGAAGCTTTGACATTAATATTACGCTTATGGGAAAATCAGAAACTGAACGAGTGGAAATAGCACACGATCTTAATAATTTAATCATTCAAACTAATAGTTTTGAAAGCGAAATAATCTTTGATGATGAACCGGAATGGATTTATTACGGTCATTTTGCCCAAATGGCAGAGTTAACAGAATTACAGACAGATAATTATACAACAACCATTACATTTATATGTAGTGATCCTCGTGGATATGGAGAACAACAAGAAATTAGTTTACCAGAAAGCCCGGCTATAATCGAAGTGGCGGGTTCACAATCAACAAGTCCAATTATTCATGCGATAGCAACCGACGATTTAACTAGTCTATCATTTGCAACAGATGATGATTATATATTTCTAGGGGCTGATATTGACCCCGATACAGGACAAACAGCTGTGAAAATGTATGAGAACGTGTTGTCCGATAGAGCAAATGACATGACTTTGTGGGATGGTATTGGGCAAAGTAATATTACTTGGGAGCTAGAAAATGGTAAGCCTGCGAAAACAAGTTCATTTAAACAAACTATAAATACCATTCGTGTAAATTCCTATGGTGAAAAAACAGAAACCGCGCCTTACAAATCATGGAGAGGTCCTGTAATGAAACGAATGTTGACGTCAGAATTAGACAATTGGAAAGTAACCGCTCGATTGGCAAATATTACTCAAAAATACCCACGCGCTAGAACAAAAATAGAATTGTATTTATTAGACAAAGATAGCAAACGCATTGGTAAATTTATGATTAAAGATGCCCAAAATGGGAGAGCTATGAATTTGGGACTAGAGATTGGGAGAACAACGAAAGATAGATACCTTTTTGCTGCAACTGAGGGGAAAGTAGTTAAGAAAAAGAATACGAAAGTGGTTTATTCAAAAAAAGTACAACAAACAGTGAAGTATACAGAAAAAGGTAAAACAAAGACTAAGCAAGTTTGGAAAACAATAAACACGACGTATGAAGTCGGAAATAACTATAATGAATTTTCAGATGCGTACTTTAATCTATCTATTGAAAAGCGTGGACAGTTGTTTATTGCGGAAATAGTTAAATTGAACGACAAAGGTAGTCAAGCTTGGAAACGAACCTACAAATGGAAAGACTCAAATAACAAATTTGCTACTAAGTTAGCAGGCATCGGAATTTACATGGCCAAAATGGATATTCCAGAAGATTTTAATAATCAAACTTACAAAGACAATGATGTTGTTTTTTGCGACTTGGTTGTACAAAAAGTTAATCCAGAAGCAGATGTTAAAAATAATCCAGAGGTTATTATCCATAAAGGTGATGAGATTATGATTGATTGTGAAGCTGGGGTCATAATGAAAAACGGTTCAGTGTTCATGGAAAATTTAGCAATTGGAAGTTCATTTCCTTCGTTTTTTGGTGGCTATCAAACTCCAGTGGCTTTCAGCGAAGGAGCGGAGTGGTCTATTGAATATAGACCAACGACTTATTGAGGAAGGAGGGGAAATATGTTAACTGTATTGAACAGACAAAGAATTACTGTAGGCGTGTTATCAAATGACATGCCTTTTTCGTGTCCTTTTTGGGATGATGAGAGAAATGAGAAACTTGAAAACTTTGATGACACATACACCGTTACCATCCCCGCAGAACATGAAATGGCTGAACATATTCACGAAGGTAATTATATTTTGTTTGAAGACGAACAAGCTAAGTTACGATTATTTCGTATTTATGAAGCTGAGAACGGGTTAAATATGCAAGGACGATACATTAAAGCCACAGCAGAAAATGCATTTATTTATGATTTAAATGCAACAATTATATCTAATAAAGTGCTAACTGATATAAGAGCAGACATGGCACTTGAATACATTTTACAACAGACAGGCTGGTCAATTGGTAAAAGAGAATTTGTTGGGCAAATACGTACTATTGAATTTGCAGACAATATAACTGCGCAAGCTGGATTACAACAAGTTATTTCAGAGTATAAAGCAGAAATTGATGCTTACGTGGAGAGCTTTGGCGGTCAAATCATTAATTATAAATTTGATTTAGTTGACGAACGAGGCAACAATACTGCGAAACGATTTGAGTACGCAAGAGACATTCAAGGTCTTAAACGAATTACAACTGATAAAACGATGTACACTGCTCTCATTCCGATTGGGAAAGATGGGCTGACAATTAAATCAGTAAACGATGGTTTAAATTACATTTATGATGATGAAGCGAACTGGTTGTATAACGATGGCAGAGAATATTTAAAAGGGGTCATAACAAAAGATACAATAACAAATGCGCAAGCTTTAAAAGATTGGGCGCAACTGGAGCTTGAAAAAGTTAATCATCCTTTATCCACGTATGAGGTAGACGTGATATTACTAGCAGAAATGTTAGGGTATGAGCCACACCAAGTCACACTTGGAGACACAGTGAGAGTAGTCGATTTGGATATGGATATAACTTTATCTGCAAGAATCATAGAAAAGACAACTTCTTTTAGTGATCCGTCTAAAAACAAGGTTGTACTTGGTGATTATATCGAATTGGAAAACGTCACACCGCTGGCTATTTGGGAACTTCAAGCGCAAATTGAAGAAGCTAAAAAACAAATAGAAGAAACGAAGACGTGGAAAGTAGAATTATTTAGCACTAGTGGTTCTACTTTTAAAAATAATGTCGGCACTACACAACTTATTGCAAGAGTTTATGATGGAAAAACAAACATAACGAATAGTATTGAGCGTGGTGATTTTATTTGGGAGAAGATAAACAATGACGGTACACACGACTTAGTCTGGGAAGACGCACAGATAGGCGTAGGTAATGTTGTTAATATCTCTGGAGAAGACGTTTTTATCAATGCAACTATTAGATGCTCGGTTAATCAAGGAAGTGAAGCTAGTATTCTTATGATTAATGAAGGGCAAGGTTACCTGTTTGCAGAACTGCCACGTGAATTTCCCGCGGGGGTAGAAGTGAATTTATCGGTTATGCAATGTGCGCAAATAGATGTGCAAAATGGCTATATTTACTGGTCACAAGAATATTACGGAAGTAAAAAAAGTAAAGTCGGTGGGCAACAATCTTATAACATTTATAGAACTACACTCGATGGTACTTTTGTCGATATGATGTGGGTTCTTGGCGGAGGACATGGAACAATGTTTGGTGTGGACACTTCGTCCGGTGAAGCATATATCTGGTCTTATTATGTAACACCATTGCCACAGGCAGAGAAGGCGATAGCAATGTTTAAATATGTCCCTTTCAAAGAACAGTTTTATGACGACTCAATGGCATTTAAACTTGAAGCACCTGACGGATTCCGCGTGACATACGACCAAACAAGCGACTACGTAGTTATGAGTCCAGGAGTTTCAAATTTAACAATTAATGTTTGTAAAAAGTCTGATTTATTTGCCGGGAGAATAGCCCCTCTGTATACATTTCGGACAAAAGATTGCGGATTTACAACTACTTTATATACATCGCAAGGAATGCATGTAATGTTTCCATATGCGTATTTGTCAGCAGGAGGGAGTTTTACAGGCACTGATAAAAATCAAGTTTGGTGTTGGGATATGATTAATAATAGTTTAGTTTATCATCATATTTTTCAAAAAAAATATTATCCTGCACAAGGTTCAACTAACGAATGCGAAGGAGCGTATCCATTTCTTGATGCAAATGGCAAGCGAATGATGCAGCTAAATTTAGGGCAAGGAGAGGCGGGCAAACGATATAACCGAATTTATGTTATGCCCGAAGAAAGGATGATGGATGATGACAATTAGAGCAGCTGCAGAAATAACACTAACGGATATTAATGATGCAATAGTAGCTGGTGAAGCGCCGTTAAACCCAACCACCGACTTATTGTGGATGGATAGTAGTGCCTCACCCAATGTGCTACGAAGATGGGATGGAGAAAAATGGGTCAGTCAAACATTGAATATCAAAGAGGCTGACCCGGAAACTAGTCAAAAAATAGATGAAGCGATAACGACTGCTAATAACGCATTAGTAGAATCAAGTACTAATCATAAACCAGTTTTTGATAAAGCACAGCCAAGTAAGCCACTAAAAGGAGACACTTGGTTTAAAATAGATGAAATCACTAAAACGATAATCGGTGTTTTCTATTTCAATGGAGAAAGTTGGGAAGAGTTGCCCTTGGATTATAATGCTCTAAGGATAGGCAAACTTTCAGCTATTACGGCAGAACTCGGAGACGTCAAAAGCGGAAGTATCACAGGTACTGAATTTATTCATAATATAAATTATCGTGATGAAGAAGGAAATTTGTTTACTGGGACAGTCACGATGAACGACGATGGATTTAATGCTGCTACAGTACTGCCAACTGGTGCCGGCTCTACTATTTTAAAAAGTGATGTTACAACACTCGGTGGCGTGAAAGTAGCACAGCAACTGATGGATCATAATGTTTCCGGAGAACTAAAAGAGGCAATGCTACGCGGTGATTCGTTAGATTTCTCTAAGGAGGGACAAACAACTTTATCTGTAAATGCAGATTCGTTTTATAAAACAAGCTGGAAAGATTTACCGCTTAACGCAGGATATTCTACAGCCGAATTTAATACACCTCAATATATGATTTTATGCATTTTTGGAATCAGATTTGCTATCTTCCGCGGCCAAGTTCAAAAATCAACTGCGTGGACTGCTACAAATAATGCTTTCGCTTCTGTTCCTTTTGAGGTCCAAACAACGAAAACCGCGATGGCTTACGCACCAACAAACAAAGCGAGTGGTGGGCGTGTTCATGCTTCATCAAGTAACGCGATGGGATTTATACCAGCGGAAACGAGCATTACTTATTTTGCGTTAAATCAATTATTTTATATTTTAGATTGAAGCCGAATAGGCTTTTTTTATGTCAAAAACAGATGGGATGATGAAAATTGGCACTGGGGAGTATATCAATAGCAGGGATGAGCGTAGGCGAGTTAATAGCGTTAATCAGCCTAATAGCCGCTATTGTGGGTTTTGTGATTAGGTGGGCGCTAGTCGCACCTTTGAGAAACATGATTGATTCGCTTGACATTACATTAAATAGTCTGAGAGAAGAAATGTCAGAAAGCAAAAAAGACCGCATCAGCTTAAGAGAGAAGCAAAACGATCATGATAAAGAAATCGCTTTATTGAAGCGGGAGGATAAAGCAATTTGGAAGTATATAGCGAAAACTGAGAAGGAGGAAAAATAATGAAAATTAACTGGAAAGTACGATTCAAAAACAAAACATGGGTGATTGCGATGATAGCAGCGGTTTTCTTTATTATTCAAGCTGTGTTGCTTGTTTTTAACGTGACATGGGATTATAACGAGTTGTTAAAACAACTGATTACAGTTATTACTGGTGTATTTGCGGCATGGGGTTTAATTATTGACCCTACGACTGCGGGTAGCAAGGACAGCGCTCAAGCGCAAGAATATACAGAACCACGAAAGGATGATAAATAATGACAAGTTATTATTATAGTAGAAGTTTAGCAAATGTAAATAAATTAGCGGATAACACCAAAGTGGCGGCGAGAAAACTTCTCGACTGGGCGGAAAATAGCGGCATTGAAGTATTAATCTACGAAACAATTAGAACGAAAGAGCAACAATCCGCTAATGTCGCGAGCGGAGCGTCTCAAACAATGCGTTCTTATCATTTAGTAGGACAAGCGCTAGATTTCGTCATGGCGAAAGGTAAAACTGTTAATTGGGGTGGTTATCGATCAGCAAATGCGAAAAAATTTATTGCAAAAGCGAAAGCATTAGGATTCACTTGGGGTGGTGATTGGGACGGTTTTGTTGACAATCCGCACTTGCAATTTGAATACAAAGGCTATGGAACAGATACTTTTGGTAAAGGGGCTAGTGCAAATGTTCCAGCTAAGCCAAATACGCAAAGTAATAGCAGCTTGGGATTAGTTGATTACATGAATATGAATAAACTGGATTCAAGCTTTGCGAATCGTAAAAAACTAGCAAATCAATACGGAATTAAGAATTACACAGGAACAGCAACGCAGAATACGACATTATTAGCGAAATTAAAAGCAGGCAAACCGCATACGCCAGACAGCAAAAACACATACTACACAGAAAACCCCGGAAAAATAAAAACTTTAGTACAGTGCGACTTATACAATTCGGTTGACTTCACCGAGAAGCACAAAACAGGCGGGACATATCCGGTAGGCACTA